CGCATCAGGCGACACCCGAAAGATACCGTATACACGGACGTGAATAGTTCGTTTACTTGTAACGAAGTGTTAGATGACGAACGATTGGCGCATTATGACGCCCTGCGCGCAACCCTGAAGCCGTGACGCTTTCGTGCCCATGCTAGTGGGTGCTCATAGCCGCGCTTGCGGCCCAGGCTCACGAAGTCATCGAGCGTCCTGCAATCGGCTTCCTCGCGCTTGCGCTCGGCTCTGATGCGCGCCTTGTCGGCTTCGGACATCTTCACCAGTTCGCCTTCGCCGACTTCGATTTCCTTAGCTTCGGCGAGCAGCAGCTTTCCGCAATGCGGGCACTTCGGCGGCAGCGGCCTGCGTATCTGCATGAAACATTTGTCGCATGTCACTGGCGGCGGTGGCGCGTTGTCGTTCGCGGCTTTGCGCCCCTTCGCGCGACCCTGCAGGTCCCAATCGCGATCGTCATCCGGGAACCCGTGGCGGCCACTGTTGCCGGCGTGGTCGTTGATGATGCCAGGGCGTCCGCCCTTCGGCCGCATGCATCGCATCGATTCCTGCAGGTACTTCGACAGCGACATAGTGGGGTTCGCCAGGATCGCGGCGTCGATGGTGACGGGCTTCCCTGCCCATGCAGACAGGTCGAACCCTTCACCGAACAATCCGACGTTCCACAGCACCTTGATTTCGTCGTTTGCATACGCCTGGATGACGCGCTTGCGCTCGCCGTCGTCTGTGCCGCCGTCCAGGTGCGCAGACGGAATGCCGGCCGCATTGAACAGGTCCGCCATGTACCGCGAGTGCGCGACGTTCACTGCGTACCCGACCGTGAGCAGTCCGCCTGCGTTGCGCTGCCAGTGCGTGACGATATCGCCGATGATTTTCGGCTCGCGCATCTTCTCTTCGGCGTCGCCTTTGGCGAAGTCGCCCATCGCCTTGCGCACGCCCTTCATGTCTGGCTTGTTCGGCGCATAGATTTCATATGGCGCCAGGTTGCCCATCCCGATCAATTCGGCCGTCGATGGTCCCAGCACCATTTCGTCGAAGTATTCGCCCAGGCCGGTGCCATCCAGGCGCCAAGGCGTTCCCGTCAACCCAATGTGGTACGCATTGGGCCACGCTTGCATGATTGCCGCCCAGCCGGCCGCGCCGATGTGGTGGCACTCGTCCCATATAACGGCCTTCGGCTCGGGAAGTTTCGACAGGCGATTCTTCAGCGTATCGACGCTGCACACTTGCACGGCGGCATTGATGTACATCGGATGACCGGCGGCGATGAAGCCGTGCGGCAACGAGCAATCGCTAAACGTGCCGCTCGTCTGCTTCAGCAACTCCTGGCGGTGGCAGTTGAAAAACGTCTGCTGATTTCGCGCCGCGAAAGCCTGCGCGATGAACGCGGCGATAACAGTTTTCCCGCCGCCAGGCGGCAACACGACCAGGACGCGCCGCACACGTCGAAGCGCTTGGCCTGTGCGGAGCACCACATCATGCTGATAGTTGCGCAGTGAGATTGCCATGTCTAAATCTCTTGAGAATTGGCAAATAGTAGCGCACGTCGGCGCAGCGTAGGGAGTGTCATCGATGCCTATGCGTGCTCACAAAAAGAGGGTCGTCGTGTTTCGCTTGACGCTCGACTTGATGCGGGGCGTTGCGGAGTCAATGCGCAAGGTGCGCAAGACAAGATACAAGCCGGGTACGTGCGCACTCGTCATGGCCGTTGCCATCGGTGATCTTGAGTCGCGCCCAATGTCTGCAGCGAAGATAGCGGAATACATCGGCATCCCACGTACCAGCGTGCTTAGACGGCTGCAAGGCTTGGAGCGTGCCGGCATGATAGCGCGCAACGGTGATGCGACTTTTGTATTGGCTCACGAAGAAGTTTGCGACGTCGGGCGCGACGCACTGAAGATAATCCACAGGGCCGCGCTGGAACTGTCCAAAATGGACGATGACGCGATTGCGGCGAAACGTCGTCACACTTAGTCATTCGCACGCGAACGCAGACATATCGCATCACGAGACATCACGTTGCGCAAAAACAACTAACGCGACTTCACGGAAGGTGTACGATTCTAACTCTTCCACACGATGCAGGGGACCATATGAAGCCAGGGATTTATCCGAACATCGACAACGCCGACTACCACGGCGGCCCAGGCGTTTCGAACTCGATGCTGAAGCTGCTGCGCGATCAGACGCCGATGCACCTGAAGGCGCAGCGTGACGCGATGAACGCAGCGAACGACAACAAACCGGAGTCGAAGGCGTTCAAAGTCGGACGCGAACTGCACAGCCTGGTGCTCGAACCGGAATTGTTCGTGAAAGATTATTGCATGGCGTTTCGCCGCCAGGACATGCCGGAAGCGATCGACGATCGCGACGTGCTGGTGAAGATGGTGGAAGAATTGAACGCCACCCGGCTGCCGAAGTTGACGAAGGGCGGCGCAAAGGCTGAGCAAATCTCCCGCATCCAGGCCGCGTACAAAGAAATGGACGTGTTCGCGCATACGGCCGAAGAACTTGAGTCGATGAGGGGCGCCGAACTGCAATCGGAGATCGACCGCTTAAACGGTCGGCGCGACGGGCTGCTTTCCACCAGCGGCAGCCGTCACGAACTCGCCGAAATCCTGCGCGCGAACGGCAAGCCCGTCACGCTATGGTCCGATGTGGTCGCTGAGTGGGAACGCCACAACGGCCATCGCAGCATCCTGACGCCGGATATGTGGGATCAGGTGCACCGCATGCGTGACGCCATCATGGCGCACCCTGCAGCATGCGCGCTGCTCACTGGCTGCCAGGGTGTTGCGGAATATTCTGCATACGCCAGAGACACAGAGACACGCGTTCTGCGGCGCGTTCGCCCTGACTTCTGGCGCCGCGATGGGATCGTGGTCGATCTGAAGACGACCGAAGATGCCAGCCCCGAAGGCTTCGCGCGGTCGATCGCGAACTACGGCTATGATATGCAGCACGCGTATTACCTCGATACGCTGTCGCTTGCGATTGAGCAATCCGATCTGCCGGCAGACTTCGAAGATTACCCGCACAGCGCCAAGCAATTCGTTTTCATCGTCGTCGAAAAGAAGCCGCCTTACGCGGTCGCCGTGTATGTGCTCGATGAAGAAAGCGTTACGCTGGGCCGCGCGAAATATCGCAAAGCGCTAGACGTGTACGCGGAATGCAAGAGCAGCGGCACGTGGCCCGGATATGGTGATTTCGTTCAGGTAATCGGCTTGCCGCAATGGCACGTCCGCCAGAATGAGCACCTGGTCGGCGCAGCGGCGTAAATCAATCTCTCACACGCAACGGAAGAACATGAGCATCTTTAAAATCGAAGAAGCGAGCCGCGAAGGCGCGCGCCTGGTCGTCGGGCTTGGCGGTATCTCTGGCGGCGGCAAGACGTTCACCGCGCTGCAGCTTGCATGGGGCATGGCGAACTACGACAGCAAGAAAGTCGGCCTCATGTGCACAGAGAACCGGCGCGGCCGCCTGTACTCCGACGCGCTGCGCGATGCCGATGGTGTCATCCACAAATTCATGATTGGCGACCTTACGCCGCCGTTCTCGCCCGCGCGATACATCGAAGGCATCCAGGCGTTCGTGGATGCTGGCGTTGAAGTGCTGGTGATCGACAGCGTTTCACACGAATGGGAGGGCATCGGCGGATGCGAGGATATCGCCCACGCACCTGGCCGCGATGGTCAGTCGCCGAAGAATCCGCGCTGGAATGACGCGAAGCGCGAGCACAAGAAATTCATGAACTCGATGCTGCAGTCCCCGTTGCATGTCATCGCATGCATGCGAGCGCGCGAGAAGGTCAAGCTGGTGAAGCGCGATGGCAAGACGGAGTACGAACCTCAGGGCGTGCTGCCGATCTGCGAAAAGAATTTCATGTTCGAACTCACGGCGTCGCTGATGCTGTGGAGCGGCGGAAAAGAGCGCGACATTATCAAGTGCCCCGCCGAACTGGAAAGCATTTTCGGCAAGACAGGCGAAGGCGCGACGGGGTATCTCGCAGCAGAACACGGAAAGCGCCTGCGCGATTGGGTGGACGGCGCCAAGCAAGTAGACGATGCCGTGAAGAACGCGCGGGACAGCCTGCAGCTTGTTTGCGAGCAGGGCATCGAAGCGCTGCAGAAGGCATGGGCAGCGCTGCCGTCGAAGGTGCGCAAGGCCATCAATCCCAGCGGCTGCCCCGACGACCTGAAGAAGTCGGCGCAAGCGTTCGACCAGGCGCGAGCAGCGGCCAACGACAACCAGCAAGCCGATGCACTGAACGCCGCTCTCGGCGTAGGCGCCACCGCGTAACAGGAAAGGACGCATCACAATGGGGCAGGGGCAACCGAAATTTCTCAGCGCTGCGGAAGTCTCGCAGCGCTGGGGCGGCGCAGTCAGCACGGGGACACTGGCTAACTGGCGCTCGCAATCGAAGGGGCCGCCATATCAGAAGCTGGGCAGCAAGGTGCGCTATCCGATCGCGCAACTGGAAGCCTGGGAAGCTGCCAACATGGTGGCGGCGAATGACAACGAACCTCAAACGAAATCATGAGCACTATCGTGCAGACATTGCAGGAACGCGGCGCCCGCTACGGCGAATTCGAGCATCACGCGAAAATCGCGCAGGGCATCCAGGACGCGATGCGCGAGCAGCCAGGCTGGGAAAAGCTGGCGCCGGATCAGAAGCAAGCGCTTACGGTGATCGCAGACAAAATCGCGCGCATGCTGAATGGGGACCCGACGTACATCGACAACTGGCACGATATCGTAGGGTATGCAACGCTGGTTGAGCAGCGGATGCAGCGTGATTCAGTCAAGGTCAATGGGGCCGCAAACGACAATGCGCCGCCCAGTATCTTCGAGACACACGGCGGCGGATGGACTGCTTATGAGCGCGGGCGAGGCGCGCTCAATATCATCCCTGGCGGCCCTCTTGATATTTTGTTCATGGATGGCGGTTGCTGGTTGAATCGCACGGATAGCATCGAGGCGCTTAAAGGCGTCGTCGGCTATCGCAAAGCGCGGCGCGCCAATCATGCAACGGGCAGCGAGATTCCCTCGACCACGTTATGCGGCTATTGCGCAGGCGAAGGCTTTAGGTCGTGCGGAAAAATTAAGGGATGCCCTTACCGTGCCTGACGACTTCGACCGCGCGCAAGACGCTGCAGAACTCATCACCCAGGACGCGCTGGAACGGCAGCGCATGCTGGCGACGAAAACGAAGCATTTCGCCGCTCAGGGCGAGTGCCTGAACCCTCACTGCGCCGAACCTTTCGCGGCAAACGACAATGCGCGCCTGTATTGCGGGCCGGCGTGCGAAGCTGAGCATCGCCGGTTGCGGCGAGTATCTTAGGAAACTGAAAACATGAAAATGATTGGCTTGGCCCGTTTGGGCAAAGATGCCGAAGTGCGATACACGCCTGGCGGCGATGCAGTCGCGAACCTGTCGCTTTCGTATATCTGCGGCCGAAAGAAGCAAGGCGACGAATACCCGCCTAGCCAGTGGATCAATTGCAGTCTGTGGGGTAAGCAGGCCGAAGCGCTCGCGCCGTATTTGAAGAAAGGCGCCGTGCACTGCTTCGAAATCTCGGACGTTCGCATAGAGAAGTACCAGGGGCAAAACGGCGAAGGCGTCAATCTTGTCGGACGTATCGATAACGTGTCGCTGACGCCTGGCGGAAATCGAGAGCAGGGCGCGGACAGCGGCGCCGGCCAGCAGCGCGAGCGCACGCAACGTCAGCCGGCGGAGACAGGGCGCATGTCTCGCGCGCCGGTGGATGAAATGGACGATGACATACCGTTCTAAGGGTAAACACCTGTCAACCCGCTTCGGCGGGTTTTCTTTTGCGCTGATACAATCCACTACGTTTAAACGAAATAACAGGGGATACGATGAACCGCGAAACATGGCTGAACGAACTGGCCGCCAGGATGGCGCCGCGCTTTGCAGAACTCGGCCACGCGCTGCCGAAATTCCGCGTGTCTGTCGGCTGGCCGTCTGCCGGTAAGGATGCGCCCGTTACGGGTGAGTGCTGGGATAGCCGCGTGAGCAGCGACGGGCACTTCGAAATTTTCCTGAACCCAGGCCGCGATAACGACGTGGCCGTGGCATGCACGCTCGCGCATGAACTCGTCCACGCGGCTGTCGGCCTGCAGGAGGGGCATAAGGGGAATTTCGCGAAGGTGGCGACGGCGCTCGGGTTCGGTCGTCCGCTCACGAAGGCGCAAGAGCCAGAATCCCTGGTTGCATGGATTCGCCCTATGCTCGATGAACTCGGCAAGCTGCCTCACGGCGCCATCAACTATTCGAAGGGCGGCGCAGTGCGCGTGAAGCGCAACGGGGCCGGCGTGCAGCCCATCGGCGATAACGATAATGAACCAGGCGACGATACGCCGATCAATAATCGGCCGCCGAAGCAATCCACGCGCTTGAAGAAATGCATTTGCAGCGAGTGCGGCTACACGGTTCGCGTCACGCAGAAGTGGCTGGAAGTCGGCGCGCCGCATTGCCCCGAGCACGGCGCAATGGAAATCGACGAAGCCGCATAAACGAATAACCCCGCGCTAGGCGGGGTTTCGTGGCTCGCTTCGAGCCGCCCTCGGCAGGTTTCCTGCGTCAACGAGCATTCACTGTTGAGTTGTATGAAGAGAGTGGCAGGATATGAGCCTGCGAGCCTCACTAGTCCTATGGATCGGCGTACCAGCTTGCAAGCGTCGTCACACTTGCATTCACCCTCACGGCTGGCGGCTGACGGCATCGGATTCGAACCTGGATGCTCGCCCGCACGGTAACAGCGTCATCCGTTTGTGCCCGCGAACGCGCGGAATGGTTTTGCCACCACCATCAAACGACAACCGCCATGCGTGAGGATGGCCGCTTACGGCGGCCAGTCGGGACGATTGCGGATTGCTTGACGTTACCACGCGCCACTTTACACCGTATCCGCTTGATGGCCTCACTATCGCGTTCGTGGTCGTTCAGGCTGATTGAACAGGGTGCGGATTTTTCTGGTCCGTCCTGGCGCGACAATCTAAGTCTTCAATATACATCACGCCGCAATCATCCGCTGTTGTTTCTTCACAACGTCAATTTTCAGCGTGCGGCCTAGCGCCTTCGTCACTTGCGCATCCAGATCGTTCGCCCAGCGCTGCAGCAGCGCGGCGCGTTCGTCTCTGTACTGGTGGCGATTGTAGATCGCGCGCACGATGTTCTTCGGCGCATGCGCCAGGCATAGCTCGATGATATCGCCGTTCTCGCCGGCCGCGTTCAGGTGCGTGCTGAACATCGAGCGGAAGCCGTGCACCGTGTCGTTCTCGCTGCGGCAGTCGCGCATCACCAGGCCCAGCGTCGTGACGTGCATCGCCGCGCCGCGCTTGTAGTAGTGCGGGAACACGTATTCGCCGTCGCCGGAATGCTCGCGCAGTGCGCGCATCAGCTGCAGCGCCTGCTTCGACAGCGGCACGAAGTGTTCCTTTCGCATCTTCATGCGCTCGGCGGGGATGGTCCACTCGCCCGCGTCCAGGTCGAACTCTTCCCAGCGCGCGCCGCACGCTTCTGTCTTGCGGCACGCCGTCAGTACGACCAGCAGCAGCGCGCCCTTCGTGAACGGCGATGCGTCGGCAGCCATCAGGCGCGACAGGAACGCCGGCCAGCGGTCCAGCGTCATCGCCTGGTGGCTCACCCATCGGCGCGACTTCAGCAGGCGCACGGACGGCACCGGATTCGTTTCCAGCAAGCCTTCGTCGATCGCGCGTTCAAAGATATGCACCAGGTGCGTGCGCATGATCTTGGCGACGCTGGGCGCCTCGCGCTCGATGCGCGTCAGCAACTGCGCCGTTTCCTGGCGCGTGATTTCCCAAACCTTGCGCGGCAGCAGCGGCCCGAAATGCTTATCATGCGCCCAATGCCGCCAGCCGATCGTGCGCGCGCTCAGTTGCGGCTCTGTCGCGTCGCGCCACGACTGCAGCGCCATTGCGAACGTCCCGCGCTCGGCACGAACCAGCGCTTGCGCCGCCTCGCGCCGCTCAGCCTGGCGTCCATGCACTGGATTTTCGCCGGCCGCCACCTTCTCCCTGGCGGCCTGGTGCTGCTCCCTGGCGGCAGCCAGCGATACATCGGGATACGGGCCGATCGACAGCAGCCCCTCGCGCCCGTGCAAGCGAAATTTGTAGCGCCACAGCTTCGAGCCATTCGGCTGCACCAGCAGGAACAGGCCGCCGCCGTCCGCCAGCTTGATCGGCTTTCCGCCAGGCTTGGCGTTGCGCACTTTGGCGTCAGATAGGGCGCGGGCAATGCTGTCGGTCATGTCTTCGGGTCCTTTCGATACCCCCAAACGTACCCCCAATGCGGGCCGGTACAAACCCGTTGCTTTCGTTATGCTTTCGAAAATTGGGGAGAAAATCGCGCGGTGTATCAGTCGCTTAGGGTGATTCAACGTGATGCCCGGTGAACGCCAGTTAGACTAAGGCCCCTTCTTCAAGAGAACAGAGAACGGCGCGCCAGGCCCTGTATTTATAAGGGTTCCGCGAATCAGTGTCTAGCCGATACCCCCAACAATACCCCCAATCGAGAAGCGTTCACGACGCATAATTATGTGTCACTGTCCGCCGCGTTGTTCGTGGTGTCGTTGTCGATCGTATCGGCCACGTCGTTCTGAGCGCTGGCGTCCGGCTGTTCCAGTTCGACCTGGCAGACATACCCCCCGTCGCCGTCCAGAATGTGCTCGACCTTCTTCGCGATCCAGGTCGTCGGGATGCCGGCGCGAAATCCCGTCAGTGTCACCTGGCACTCGGCGCCCAGGCTCGGATTGCCGCCCAGCGTCGCGTGGAATTGCTGCATGGCACGCGACCGCTTCGATAGCTCGGCCTGTGCCGCCGCCTGCGCTTCGGCCTGTGTCTGGAAATACTGCTTGATGCGGTGCACGGGTTCGCCGGCTCCGACCGTCACAATGTGCCGCTTGGCAGATTTCACCATGTGGTAATAGGCCACGACGGTCCCGGCTGACTCGCGTTTCTGCTGCGTGAAATGGTAGTCGGCGCAGTCGGATTTATCGATCGTCGCGGGCGTCATCGTCTGCCCGCTCACGCTCTTGAACGTCCCGCGCTTGGCGAACACCAGTTGCTTCCCGGTCGGCTTCACCACGGCGTCGTATTTCTTCGCCACGCGCAGAAGTAGGTTTAGGTCCGATTCGTCCTGCTGGTCGAAGTGGGGAAGCGCGATGCTCGACAGCGACGAATCGACGGCAGCCGTCATGCCGTGCTCTTTGGCGATCTTCTGCACCATCGCGCCAATCGTTACGCCGAACTTCCAACTGCGCACCTTCTGCGTCTGCAGATGGTAGGCGCCCCCGTTGTTCTCGTCGTATGCGGCGGCACGTGCGCGGATCACCAGACGGTCGGGCGGCCCATTCCATTCAAGCTCGTCCACGATGAACGACCCCATCTTGCTCAGCGAGCCATCGTAGCCAAGCGACACGTCAAGCTGCGCGCCAGTCGGCGGCAACGTGATCGGCTGTGCCGGCAGATGGTCTGCCAGGCAAATTTCGAGCATGTCACTTGTGTTGCCGGTTTCGTCGGTCAGCGTCATCGACACCAGGCGATCGGCCAGGGTCGCGGTGATATCGCTGCTGTTCGCGGCGATCTGGAATTGAGCCTGAACGGGGTTCATATCAATCCCACAGCTTCACGGCTTGGCTCGTGGACTGCACGCTGATGGACGGCAGCGTGATGACGACGCCGGCCGGAAGGATCGGGCCATAGGCCGCCAGGCCCTTGTTCGCCGCCAGCACTTGCTCGGTGATGCGCCCGTCGCGCGTGCCGTAGTATTTCCACACTACGGCGTCCACCACGTCGCCCGCTTTCGTCGTGTAAGTGGTCGTCGTCATTCGCGCCTCATAGCAACTGCGAAATGCCGCTGATAGCATCGCCCAGCAGCGTCCCGCTCAGGTTCGGCAGAAGGCTGCCGCCCGCCCCGTCGAAGTAGGCGAGCGTCACGACGAATTCG